GAAATTAATCAACTAATCAATATAACTAATATTGATGGTGATTTGACGATTAGTGGTAAAACTGTTGGTGATAGTTCGTTTAAAACGTGGGCTCAATGGTACCGTAATGATAATACAATATTTACGATAACACCCTCATCTACACCAACAAAAGTGGGGGTACAATTTACTGGGGATACTATTTCACCAAACACTAAAGGTTTTACTTATAGTGCTGGTACTTTAACTTTTATTGGTTCAGAATCTATGCAACAATTTCATTTGACTATTAGTATGTCCGTATTGTCATCAGCTAATAATCAGTTGTATGAATTTTGGGTTACTAACAATGGGGTTAAATTAAATAATATTGTGATAGCTAATGAACTTAGTCCTAAAGCAGAATCCGTTAGTTTAACTGGAATAGTAGAATTACTACCTAATGATTACATAGAGTTATATACAATTAATAATACAGCAAATAAAGATATCTTATTTAGAGATATTAACTTTTCAATAATACAAATATAAAAATGAAGTTAGCAGTAAAAAACATACATGGTATACAGACTAATAATAGTAATAAACTAAAATATTATTATATAGTTGATTATGGTTATAACTTTAGTGGTAATTCTGCAACAGATGTAACCACTATAAGTAATTTAGGTTTATTTAAAGTTAATTTAAGACTTAACCACCCTAAATATATTAAATCATTAAATGAATATAGTGGTGATAACCAATTTAGTGGCTTAACACACTCCGATAAGTATGTGTTGGCTAGTTATTTTATTGTTGATAAGACAAAAAGGGACGAAGTATTAACTCAACAACAACAAGACGATTTTAATTACTATAAGATATATGATTTTATATCTGATGATATACTTGATAGATTTGGTAGTTTAGATATTAGAGTAACACCTAAATCCGTTGACTATAAAAAAGATGTTAATCAAAGATTTCACCCAGAATATGAATTTGATAATAAGGGGTTTTTAGTTAATACAACTTATTATGAAAACTTAGACATTCAAAATGTTAGTGGTATGACCGTATATAATTATACAAACCCAATAGTTCATTATAACGCACAATACTTACAAAATTCAGATGGATATGTTACACAAAGAATTGTAACTAGAAAATGGGAATTAACAGATGGTACTTGGAGTATTGATGATAAAATTACAACTAAATATTATGATACTAAGACTTCTAGAGAAGAAGGTAATAGAAGAAGAAGAAACTTAATTAATAATCTTCTTATAGATACTGTTGGGTTAATTTTTGTAACCTCTAATGATTTAACAACTATATCTGAAACTGAATCTGATGCTATACCATTCTTAACCGAAGTAGATACTGGTATAAATTTATATTATGAATCTGGTGCTAAAGAAGATTCTAATGGTAATACATGTCTTTTAATACAACAGGTTTCTGGTTCAACATACACTAGATTAGATAATTTCGTACCAGGTACGAATGATACTGTGACTATTAGAATGTATATTATGAATGCGTTAAACCCACAATAATGAGTGTATTATCTATAATACTAATATCTTTTATAGTTATTGGACTATTTGTGTCTAAAGAATTTAGATATGGTATAATAACTACTATTGGTTCAGTAGTAGTATTTACACCAGTTATAATTATAGGTGTGATATATAGTCTACCATATTCAATTTACATGTCATTTAAAGAAAGTGATTGGAGGTTATTCTTTAGAATTTGGTGGAGAATTATTGACGGTACTTACTCATTCTTTGGTGATATCCTTTATAAAGTATTTGCTGAACCATATGATGAACTAGCTAATGTATGGGGAGAATGGGTAGAAGACGGTGTAGGTATGAAAGAAGATACACCATTTGGAGATAAACAAACAACAGTCTCAGCATCTATTGGTTATTATGAATATAATAAAATATTTATGTTTAAAAGAGGTCGTAACTTAAGTAAGGCATTAAATATTGCTTTTAAACAAGAGAGACATGCTATTGGGTCTTGGGAGAGTAAAATGGTATTGAAAGAATTGAAGGATAAAAATTTACATGGTAATATAAAAAATAAATGAAAAGAGCATTAGTAATATCTGGAGGTGGTTCTAAAGGAGCTTACGCTGGTGGGATAGTAGAATATCTAACACTTGTTGAAAAGGTCGATTATGATATGTATGTCTCATCTTCTACTGGTACTCTAGTTCAATTACTAACATCTACTGGTGACATTGAAAAATTAAAGACTGCATATACAACGGTAGAAAATAAAGATATTTGGAAGATTAATCCGTTTAAAGAAAATGATAATAATAAAGGAAAGGTAAAGGTTGAACTTAACTTTTGGGCTGTTATTAGAAATCAATTACCTACTTGGTCGTTTATAAAGACTGATAAATTCCCTTGGTTTAAATTAAAGAAAGAAAGTGGTGGAATATCATTCGGTGACTCTAGCAATCTATTAGATTTAATTAAAAGGTTTATGTCTCAAAAGGAATATCTTAGAGTTAAGGAGGAATTAGACAAGGAATTAGTTGTTTGTGTTGTTAACGCAACAATTAAAAAGGTTGAGTATAAATCTTCTGAAAATTGGGGATATGATGATTTTTGTGAATGGACACAAGCATCATGTAGTGCTTATCCATTTATGAGTCCAGTATTAAAGAATGATTTTCAATACATAGACGGTGGTATATTGGAGACAACACCTATTCAAGAGGCTATAATAAGGGGTGCAACAGAAATTGATGTTATTATACTTAATGAAGAAGAACCAGAAGAGAAGATAGAATATATGAGAAATCTTGTGCATGGTATATTAACTGAGGTTGACATGATGCATACTGAACTGGCTAAGAATGATATTCAAATAGGTAAATTAAAGGCTAAAGATGAAGAAGTGGTTGTTAACTTGTATTACACACCAAGAAGATTAACCAATAATAGTCTTGTCTTTGATAAAGAGGTTATGATTGGTTGGTGGGAAGAAGGATATGAATATGCTAGAGAAAAGAACTTTAAAAGTTATAAACTAGTTAAGGGTAGAAAGGCTAAAATAATTAAAGATTTATAATCACTCACCATATAGGTCAGTAGGTTTTTTACATTGTTCTTTTATTATTTTTTCTACGAATGCAAACATTTTTAACCCATTCTCTTCACAATATTCTTTTAAAAGTTTATGTGTTGATGGGGTTATTTTAAGGTTTTTAGTGCGTTTTATAGACATAATTCCAATATTTATTATATAAGTATGATGAAAGTAGGTTTTTTTTCATACTAATTATGGAGTATTCTACTCCATAAACTTTTTTTTCGAAATTTAAAACATATTTATAATAAACGATAACAACGTTAATAATAAAAACTTAAAATAAAAAATAATGGCTTCAACAAACAGAGTATTCGTAAGTCCAGGTGTTTATACCTCAGAAAAAGACCTTTCATTCGTAACACGTCAAGTGGGTGTTACTACGTTAGGATTAGTTGGTGAGACTGTAAAAGGTCCAGCATTCCAACCAATTTTCGTTAGTAACTACGATGAATTCACATCATTTTTTGGTGGCTTAAATGCTTCCAAAGTAAAAGACACAGGTGCACCAGCATATGAGTTACCTTACATTGCAAAATCATACTTATCACAATCAAATCAATTATTCGTTTCTAGAATTCTTGGATTTTCTGGTTATGATGCTGGTTTGGCATGGGGGATAACGCTTGATGCTGCTTTAGATACATCAACAACAGGTGTAACAGTTTCTGCTACTTCTTACACACCAATAATTTCATATACAGCAACAACTGCTGGTACAGTAACGAGCCTTGTCTCTGCTGACTCAACAATTCAAGCACTTTATGATGCTGGTGAATTAGACACTCAATTTGCATTCTTAGGTACTGCTGGTACTGGAGCAACTGCTACTATTGACCCTGTATTCTTTAAAGATGTAAGTACTAATACATTTAGTGGTTCTTCTTTCAATCTTTATGTTGACACATTAAACAATACTGGTACAACATATTACGGTACTGCTACTGGTACGTCTATAACTTACTCTGGTAGTGGTTATAGTGATGTTGATAATATTCTTGTTGCATTACTTAGGTCAAGAGGTAAATTTGATGGAACTGAAACACTTAACTTCCAAGTTTCTGGAACTTCTGATGTTGGTTTCAATCCAAATGTTACTTCTGCTATAGAGGCTCCATTAGGTGACTTTACACTTACTGCAAATAGTACAACTCAAGGTTTAGTTTCTTACTCATTATCTTTAGATAAAACTAAGAAAAATTACCTTAAGAGAGTATTAGGTGTTGCTGCACAAGATGGTGATACTGCATTGTTCGTAGAAGAGTTCTTCTTAGATATGTTCGAAGACTTAAATGACTTAGATAAGGTTAGAGGTGTTAACCAAACACTTATTGAGTACGGTTCTGAATTTGATGATTACAAAGATGAGTATCAAAATGCGATTACTCCATGGGTTGTATCTGAACTTAGAGGTACAAACGTACTTAGATTATTTAGACTTCATACAATTTCTGATGGTAATGCAGCTAATAGTGAATTTAAAATATCTATTAGTAACATTAAACCAGATGATAAAGAGTTTGATGTCTCAATTAGAGTTTATTCTGATACTGATGCTAAACCACTTATTCTTGAGAAATTCGCAAGATGTTCAATGGACCCATCATCAAATAATTATATTGCTAAGAGAATTGGTACACTTAACGGTGACTTCCCATCTAAATCAGACTATGTATTAGTTGAATTAGAAGAAGAGTCTGATACTTCTGATGCGTTCCCAGCTGGTTTCGTTGGATTCCCACTTAGAGATTATAGTCTTAATGGTAATTCAAGCGTATTATCTCCAGATTTAGAATACAAAACAAGTTACGATACATTCGAAAATAAGCGTAAGATTTATTTAGGTCTTTCTGATACTGTTGGTATTGACCAAGACTTCTTCGATTATAAAGGTGTTCCTAATTCATCTGATATTAATATGTGGACTGGTTTAACACAAGGTTTCCACATGGATATTGATGCAACTGGTGCGACAATCGATAACGTAGAGATTGTAATCGACAACACTGGTGGTACTTACTCTCCAATTTACTTGTTTGATACAGGTGATGCTGAGTTTAGAACTGATGC